TCGCCTCGTTTATCAGTTTCTGTTTCTTCAGGTTGTTCTCCATAGAGCCTAACAAATTTTCCGTATATTTCTGCGCGAAAGTTGCTAAAAAAAAAAGGCTTGATGTGAATACTGGCATGGGGAATGAAAGAAATTCGTTATAGCGACTTTCACATTCAGCCAAGTCATAATCTATCAATTCCCTATCATCACCCACCTTATCTGACTTTAGTGGTTTGTAAAGATGTGTTGCTAGAAGTGGTAAGTTCAAGGGGGATTGTCCCATAAACACTTCCAAGTTTATCCATTCTTCAAAGGTCAATTCTGACGGCTTTATCAATCCATATTTTTTACCATTATGTGTATAAACCAAATCTAATGTTCCAGTATCATCATCAGCCCCCCAGCTACTTCTAATCATGGACGCAATAAAATTGATTTTGTGAAATGGTTGTTTCATCAATTCTTTCTTGGGTGCGTTGGTAAATCTAACGATTAGGTCTATGTCCTTTATTTTTGAACCTTCACTACTTGTGTAAAAATTGTAGTCCTGTAAAGTTAGGGGGTTGATTTGGTATTCTTTTTCACCGATTACTAGTTTCATATAAAGCTGTATTTTACTTTTGGTTTATCCATAAATTCCATCATCACATATCGTAGAGCATCTAATAAGTGGTCTTGACCTTCTGGCACATTTGTTAGACGACCACTTCTGTCTCTTTTGAATTTGTAATTTCTGAACTCTGCTTGTAAGTTTTCAGATGTCTCTTTTACAAATATCTTATATGTTCTAATTTTCTGAATACCAAACAACACAGAACCTTCACCTTTTTTTACACCTCTAATTCTAAACCCCGCTCTTCGTAGTTCTTCTATTGATTTGGGTTCAGCACTATCAGCTACGATTTCAGTTGCTCTGTCTATTCCGTATTCTTTCAATAAATATATCAAATCCGCATTTGTTAGTCCCTGTTCGTAAATGACTTCTTCCACATAAACATTACCATCAGCAGCCAGCATTACTTTCACCACACCACAAGGGTCAGAACCAAAACCCCAGTCAAGTCCGATGTATGTGGATTTGATTTGTGTGGGGGGTTCAGAATATGTCTCTGGTTGAACGAAAATCTTTTCACGGGGTGGAACTATCTTTCCTTCAGCATAAATCAAATACAGGTCATAATCTGTGTCTTTTAGGGACATTATAGATTGTCGGATACTATCTTCTAAAAAGGGGTTCTCCCTGAATGTTGAAATAATCAATTCTGCGTTGTCCTTCTTTTCATAGTCAAACCCCCACCAGTATTCATCAACTTCAGGGTTGTATGCTCCGATAATGTAATCTTCACATCTGATGTCTAATTGAACGAAGCTGTTTCTGTCTATGGTGTTTATTTCATCTACCATAGCAATCGTGGATTTTAGACCACGCAATTTACCAGTCGTATCATCAAGTCCTATGAACCTTACGATTGAACCATTCTGAAATGTATAGGTCAAATCCACTTTATTTAGTGTCCCCAAGTGGAATATCTCCATCGCTTCTAATTGTTGTTTGAAATCAATTAGAATGGTGTTCTTGATGGATACTTGTGTAGCTCTGGCTATGGTAATAGAAATACCTGGTCGGGTTAGTGCTTCAACAATAAGTGTTTGAACTGCGGCTATTGATTTACCACTTCTACTTGACCCACGAAGAAAGATGTATCGTTTATTTTCTTTGGCTTCATTTATTTTCAGGTATAGTTCCGTTGCTTGTATTTTCATCTGCTTTTGGTTTCACTATTTCTACAATTATGGAATTGTCGGGGGGTGTGATTTTATCCCCTTTGCTTGTAATATCTATGGACTGCTCGTCTCCCTTCCAACTATCCCTATACACATTAGCCATATAGTATTTCCATAGTTGAGCGTTGAACTTATTGGACTTATCTTCTTCGTATGCTTCACCTACTTTATTGACCCACCACATTTCCGATAGTTGTAGTGCTTCCTTTATAGTGCCAGCAAAATCGGCATCTCTATCCATAATTCTATACAATAAATCCCTTGAAATGTGAAGATAATTGGCGAAGTGTAGTTTGTTTTTTCCACGACTACCCAACGCCAATATGTCTTCTTTCCAAGTAGGCAGAACCTTTCCTCTATGGACTAGTGCTTCCATACAGGTATATCTTGGACGACCTCTGCCTCTTTTCTCTTCCATAGTTTTTAGTTCTTTTCAACCTGACCCCATACTAAACCAATAAGGGTCATAACACCAGCGATGATTTGGTCTGCGACACTTTCATCTAAAGTTCCTTTTAGAACTAACATACCTCCTACAAATGTAAGGGTGTGTCTAATAATTGAATACCATTTCTCTTTAGTCATAATTGTAATTGTTTATATCAATAAATATAGGCACAACCTAAAAGAAAAAAACCCCCACCTTTATTCAGATGGGGGAACAAACCAAATGGGAGCAGGTTGTTTTTGTATCTTGGTTATTTGACTGCCAGTCAGCCAGTCAATTCATTTGATATAAATATTAGTATTGTTCGCTAATATATGTATCCAATTTTTCAAACTTGGAAATCATTTCCTTTGAATATCCGTTGATTACGAAATCTTCCAACATGGTTGTTGTTTTGATAAGGTCGCTAATGCTCGGACACTTACCACAAGTGTTGAAATAATCTAATGCCAATTTTAGTTGGCTCTGACGAATAATTTGTTTGTCTTTGTCGGTTGCGTTTGTTGAGTTTGCCATAATTTTCTTTTTTTTTCTTTTTATTGTTATACTAATAAATATAACATAAGTGTTCCTAAAGTCAAATTATTTTGAAATATTTTTTTCAAACCATTCATCATATATTTCACCAATTCTTTCATTATCTTCATTTATACCATTTTGCCAACAGATTATTTCCCATAAACGAGCGGGGTGATATTCACGGGTGTTTATCAAGGTAAAATCAAAAATATCATAAAGATTTTCTTTTGCTGTTTTTCCTGTTTTCATAGTTCAAAGATACAATTTATTTTGATACTTCCAAATCTTTTTCTTCAATTTCTTCTTCATCAGCAAAAGTGAAATCAACCATAATACCTACGACTTGTTTTTTTTCAATACAAGCATATACTGGGTAGTATCCATCACCAATACCAGTTCTACAACTAAAGGCGTCATCTGCGTCAGCAAAATCTTCTGTGAAAGGACAGGTGCCAGTTGTGTAGATTGCTGCGGTGGCAGTATCCACACCAAAATTCCCGATATGTTCCCAATGAAACTCTGTTGTGCCATCGTCCATTCGTTCCAAGAACTTATGGTGGCAAGCCATCAACTTACCTGTTCTTTGTCCGAAATCCCCAAAGTCAGCTTCAGAGCTCCAAGCAATATAGTAGCCAGGTTTTACTTTGACTTCTACTGCCATAATATGATTTGTTCCATCAAAGAATGCGGCGTCGCTAATCGTGATGTTTCTTCCAAGTTTGATTACTTTATCGTTGTGTTCCATAGTTCAAAGATACAATTTATTTTTATACTGCCAAAATTATTTCCAAATTTCACCTTTATTCCATTTGATGATACTTTGAAGGTTGTAAGCTTTTTTATCTTTAGGGGTAATTCCGTAAGCCAAAGTAAGACCTTCGTTTTTACCACTACGGGCACCCTTTGGTAAAAGTTCTACCCGTTGGAAGCGTTGGTTTCCATCAATCCATTCTTCTACAGATAATGTCTTGGTTGCGTATTTGTCGGTGATGCGTTTTTTGAATGTGTATTCCATTTTGTTTATCAGATTAGTCCTACAAAGTAAAAGCAAAAAATCTGAACTGCCAAATATCAAATGAAACTTTTTTTACAAATTATGTTTTTTTTTGAATTGTTCGTGAATGGAAGTTTCTGTATCATAACCAAGAGCCTTCATAATTTCTTTGACTTCATCACCATAAGTGTATTGGAAATCTACCAGCCTTTCATTTTTGTTTCTTCGTATATTCCAACATTTTTTACAAACATTAGCATACCCGTCCCTATTTCTTTGGGAAAAATAAAATGTGGAAAGTTCCAACTCCAATTCACACATGGAACAAATTTTAGTCATATTCATAATCTAAATAGGTTCATTCAAAAAAAAAGGGGTCATAGACCCCTCTTCCCTGAAAACAAATAGAACACTCAAGCCTTGATTGATTTGGCTTCACCATAAAAAGAAATTCTTTCCTCCATAGAATTTGGGTATTTTTCCAATTTTGAAAAAATGAAATTATCTACAACCCTAATGTCTGACGGAGCCAGCTTCTGCCAGCCCCAATATTGTATTTTCCTTTCAGTCCTTTCCAACGGACTTTGCTTACACGAGCAACCCATATTCTTCTTCTATTTTTTTTACAACTTCAGTTAGGAAGAAACAAAGTTCAAATTCTTCAGCTTCGGCATAAACTTCAATTTTTACTTTTGTTTCTTCTATGGTTCTTTTCAGAAAAGATAAGAAATCTATATCACAAAGTGTAGCAGCTAATTCAGATTGTCTAACATAAATTAGCACAGATTGCTTTATCAGTTCTGTTCTTTGTTGGGGATTGAGCCCAAAAATATCTTCCTTTGTGAGCTCTTCTATATCCATCTTATTTATTCATTTGTTTTTTGAATGTATTGAGCTCTTTTTCCATCTTATCAATACACGACTTATATTCTTTGATTTCCTTTTTTAGCTCTGAAACTTCATCTTTCAAATCTTCTATTGTTTTTGTATAGACATCTAAAATACCTTTTACATTTTCCAATACAATCTTATCTGTTTCAGCCTGATTTTTTCTTGAGCCAAAAATAAAACCTACTATTGTTGCGATAAAACTGAATATCGCAGTAATAATAATATTATCCATATCTTTTTTTATTTCGTTCTTCTACCTGTTTCCAAACAGGTTTTTCTTCATTATATGGGTCATAACCCATTCCAATAAGTATCTCGTTGATGGCAATTTTATCGTTTGTTTTCTTTGTATGGTTGGCTTTTTTGCCAATACAACTTCTACACATCAAACAATTACCATAGGCGTCTATCCATTCTACACAGCCAGTAAATTTGTTCTTGGGAAGCCATAATTTACAACTATCGCATTCAAATTCCCAATCACCAATTTCATTTACACGCTTTCTTCTGATTATCTGTTCCATAATAAAAAAAAAAGGGGGGATAAGCGAAAAAAAAAAATAAATCCCAGCGAGAGCTTGAATAAAAGTAAAATAGCAGACATAAAAACTTATCCACCCCTGTATAATAAATATTACAAATCTAGGTCAAAAACATCAAGTGTTTCTTCATGGGATTTCCAGTCAGCCTTACCGCTATTCTTTTGATTTACAAATCCAAGTCCAAGCTGATAGACGGGCTGGTTGTCTATTGTCTTTTCTGTTTTTATGCCTTTTTCAACCAAAATACTTTCTTCAAAAGTTCTCATCGTTGGATATTGTTTCCAGTATTCAGGGTATAAATTCATTTCAAGGTCTGTAATCCACTTTTCCAACATCGGTGGGGTCAAGGTATTCAAATCAACTTTTGCTTCATTACAGAAGACCTGGTAGTCCTCAAAAGACATAATAACACCTTTGGGTGTAAGTCCCTTGAGCGCAACCTCATTTTTCGTTGAATATCTTACCAAAATTCCGTTGGGTGTTCTGTATGTTTTTGTCTTCTTCCATTTGGGTAGTTCATACTTGTCCTTGATAAGTTCCACAGCCTGCCATTCAACAATTTCACCAAAGTTGTTTCTAACGGGCTTCCATAACTTGTTGGAATAATCTTTAGCTAATTGTTTGGATAAATTCGTGATACTTTGATAAACGCTTTCTTCTGTTGATAAATCTGTTTCCAATCTGTCCCAAAACCAGTGGTCTTGGTTCTCGTCAAGGAAATCAACTATTCCGTTGAAGATATTATCTTCTACCAAATTCGTAGAATACTTTTTGATAAATGGTTGTAGGTCAAACCATAGTTGAAGCAAAAAATCGTCTGTGTTTGCTTCAAATGCTCCGATTGTATTTGTTTTCATTTTTGATATAATTTATTGTATTGTTCTAGTGCTAATTTATTTTGTTCTTCTTTGGATAGTTTTTTTGGTTGAACTCTGAAATTTTTGATTGCTCCCCAAGAATATATGCCGTCTTGAAGATAGTAAGCCAGTTCTTTTTTGTAATATCCATTTCTGTTCTTATCACTTTCCAAATATAAACAATATTTCTCCACATTATCAAATGCTAATTTTCGTTGGACTGCGTCTAACTTGTTCCACACTTGGAATGCCTTTTCCATATTCACCCCCTCTTCGTTGTATCGTTCAACCAAAGAAAGAAAATCAGATGGGTAGGCTGATGGCTGCCAGACAGCAGCTATACTATCATCTATATTATCTACTATATTATATGTGGAACCTGGTTCCTCCTTATCAGGAATGGTATTCCTACTATGGTGGAATGTTGTTCCTGTATTGGTGGAATGGTATTCCTGTGTGGGTGGAACATCATTCCTGTCTTCAACGGAGCAAACATTATCAGAAACACCTATCATATCTGGTTCTTTGATTAGATAAATCAATCTGCGTTTTCCTTCCATAAAAGTTTTGATATAACCTTCATCAACAAATTCTTTTATCATATTCCTAATTTGTCTATCACATACCCCCAACCTATCAGCAGCATAATCATTTGAAAAGCATATTGATTGCTTGGATTTATGTAATCCAACGATAAGGGACATCAAGGCATTTCTATCTACCTTGAAGCCCTTATATGTTTGGAAGACGATAAAATTACTCTTCATTCTTATTGTCTTCAATAGTGATGTATCCCCAACGACCATGTGGATTTGTTGGGTCTTCCATTCCAAGACGAATTTTTCTAATGTGTCCCGCAGACACTCCGTAATCTTTGGCAATCGTGGTTGATTTTTCACCCGATGCTAAACGCTTCTTGATTTGACGAATTACACGCAAACCATACAATTTGATTTTTGGCATTTTACTAATTTTTTTTGGTTTTACTTTTATTGTGTGTTCCATAAGGGAATACAATAATAAATATAACATACTTTCAGAAAAGTCAAGCACCAACAAAAAAAAAGTTCCTAAAGGTATTGACTGGTAAAAAAAGTGTTCCTATATTTGTAGTATGAAAACAAAATATAACATCGGGGACACTTACAAGGTAGGGGAAACCACTTGGACTATCGTGGCAATTGAGCCAACACGAAGCGGAATTTATGGTAATTACATAATCCGCAGGGAAGAAATTATGGAGCCAACAGAAATGAATTATCACATGGGCTTCATTACTAAAGCTATGTTGAATGGTGAGGAACCTTCTATCTGTATAACAGAAGAAAAACACTCAACCTTCCACCCAAAATATAAAGATTTGTGGGATAGGGTAAGGTAAATTCATTCAGGAACATAAAAAAGTTCCGATACTATTTGGTGGTGTCGGAACTCTTTTATATCTTTGTAGTATGGAAGACAGAATGATAAGAAGTGGTATGATTACTTGGGACGATAATTACTTTATCGTTGAAGTAATGACTATTGGATTTGGGGAATGGTATGTCGTGAAAACATGTGTGAATAAGAAATGGGAACAACGCAGGTTCTACAAACCCAATCGTGTTATTTCTTACTATCGTTCTTTGACGAAAAAGGCTGATTTAGCAAAAGTCGGCTCTCTCGCACAAAATCTCTACAAAGTTCTAAACGACCATCTATTGTCGGAACTAACTTCTGTAAGTTCCTGTTCGCAGAGCAACGCTGAATATACCCAACCATACTCTCCCCACGGCGATATGTAGGAAAATAAATCATTTAGCAACAAAATCTACCTCTGAACGAATGGTTATTCACAGACCATCTTGGAGCTTGACCCAAGACCAAACCACCATAACCAAACTTTTCAGTTGAAGATGCCGCTTGTGTGCCATCACCTGAATAGTAAGTAAATTCTGGAAACAAATTCTGATTGAAGTAAAGGTAGTTCTTGGCTCTATCAGACCAGTAATCAGCCAGCTCTCTAAACTCTTTTTTCAATTCACGATAAACAGACAAGTCAGCTGATGAAGAAAACTCTGAATTTTCTTGTTGTAGTCCTCTATTTTGAAGTTTTGCTAGGTTGTTGGTAAGTAGATATACCCCCGTCCAATATAAGCTCACCTGCGTCAAATATTCGTCCATTAGATATTTGTAGTTTGAATTGGTTGAACCTGTGATTGAACCATCAGTAATTTTATCTACAATTGCGTTATACAAATCATCACCCGTCAAATCACGGCAGTTGATGTATTGTGATTGTTGTATCGCAGGTAAGATGTTTCCAGATAGAAGTGAATATTCTACTGGTAGGTTGTTTCTTACCATATCTTCTGAAATGAAATATACCATTACTCTAAATTGAATTTTTTGAATTTATTTACGATTTTTAC